TATGAGCGAACAACAGGAACAGCAACCAATTATTCTGACCGTTGGCGATCAAGAATATGACGTTAACGAGTTAGGAAATGATTCCAAGGTTCACGACGTTGAAGTGGTTAACTTACGTAAGCAGCTTGGTGAGTTACAGAATCAAATTGCTGCTGCACAACAGCAAAGCATTAACTTACAGGTTGCTCTTGGGTTTCGTGAAAACGCGTTACGTGAATCAATCGAAGTGGTTGAAGAAGTAGAACCGGAAGCGGATGCAGGATAATGGCTCAGACTCATGCAAGCAAGGCGTTTGGCTCAGACTCATGCAAGCAAGGCGTTACAACGAATCGAAACACACGAACGGGAGTGCGACTTGCGGTATGACGCCATTAAAGAACGGTTAGACTCTGGGTCACAACGCTTTGATAAGTTAGAGCGTATGATCTGGGGTATCTACCCCGTCATGATTACTTCGTTAATAGCTATTGTTGGATTGGTGTTAACACAATGAAATTTGACGCAATCAAAGGATTAATCGGTGCGGTAGCTCCTACCCTTGGTCAGGCTCTTGGTGGGCCTTTAGGGGGTGCTGCGGCACAAACCATCGCCAGTGTACTGGGTTGTAAGCCTGATGAGAAGAGTATTGCTAATGCAGTACAAGCGGCTACCCCAGAACAGTTGGCAGAAATTAAAAAGGCTGAACTGGACTTTCAGGTTCAGATGAAGAAGTTAGACGTAGACGTATTCGCGCTTGAGGTAGAAGATGTACAACACGCTAGGTCGGCATTTAAAGGCGATTGGACACCGAAGTTTATCGCGGTTGCGTGTGTATTTTTCTTTGGTGGATACATTGCATTGGTCACGATTCAAGACCCTGCTGCGAATGATGACGGGATTGTTAATCTTGTCCTTGGGTATTTGGGCGGAATCGTCTCATCTATTATCAGTTTCTACTACGGCGCATCACATAAGCACGACTAATGACTAGACTAATAAACATGTTAAAGAGGCACGAAGGCGTTAGAGATAAGGTCTACATGTGCTCTGCGGGTTACGAAACCATTGGTGTTGGCAGAAATATATCAGAATCTGGGCTTGGCCTTTCTGAGGACGAAATAGATTATTTGCTAAGTAACGACATAAAACGGTGTCGTGAAGAGTTAATGGTCGAATACGAATGGTTTTCAAAACTAGATAGCGTGCGTCAAGAAGCCTTGATAGACCTGTCGTTTAATATTGGTCAGACCAAATTGCGTAAGTTTGTTAAAGCCTTGGGGCACATGGCTGATGGTAACTACGAAGAAGCTGGACAAGAGTTCTACCGTAGCCGTTGGGCAGAGCAAGTGGGCGACCGATCATTAGAAATTTGCCAGATGATTAGCTCTGGGGAGTATCAAAAACGATGAAAGTCTCACATGCACCTAAAGTAAACGAAGAAGGCAATATTGAACCAGCGCACGACATAGAGATTTTATGTGCCGAATGTGGATATGATATAGACGAGAGCGAGTTGGAAGCAGATACTTGTTCTGATTGCGGTGCTTCACTAAACTTGAGGCAGAATACGTCAATCGTAGTAACAACCCTACCGCCAGTGTTTGGCGAATCAATGTGACGGGTTATGTATGCCATTACAAAAACTAGCGTTAAAACCGGGGGTTAATCGAGAGAATACCCGATACACCAGTGAAGGTGGGTGGTACGAATCCGATAAGATTCGCTTTCGGCAAGGTACACCGGAGAAGATTGGTGGGTGGCAGCGTATATCGGATGCTACCTTTCTTGGTGTCTGTCGCTCCTTATGGAACTGGGTAACGCTAGGCAGTCAAAACCTCATTGGTGTCGGTACTAACCTCAAGTTCTACCTTGAGAATGGTGGTGCCTACAACGACATAACACCTTTACGTAGCACTGTAAGCCTCACTAACCCGTTTACCACTACTAATGGCTCTCCCACGGTTAGTGTTGTAGACGCTAATGGGGGCTATGTATCCGGTGATTTTGTCACTTTTTCAGGTGCTTCTGCTGTTGGTGGGCTTACCCTAAACGGTGAATTTCAGCTTACCGTAGATACCACTGCGACAAATACCTACCTCATAACAGCTTCCAGCAACGCCACTTCTACGGCAACTGGGGGTGGTACCGTGTCCGCTGCATACCAAATCAATACCGGATCGGCTTATGTAGTACCACTAACAGGGTGGGGTGCAGGGTCTTGGGGTGCTGGTACATGGGGCACTGGTGGTACGTCTGACACGCAAATACGCCTCTGGTCACAGGCTAACTTTGGTGAAGATCTGTTGTTTGGGCCGCGTGGTGGGCCTATATACTACTGGGATGCTACGTCAGGGCTTACCTCTAGGGGGGTATTACTCTCGTCCGTATCACCCGCTACAGCCAACGTACCGACCGTACAAGACGTTATTTTGGTGTCAGATATCAGCCGGTTTGTGTTTTGTTTCGGTTGTAACGCACTGGCTAGTGCCACTAAAAACCCGATGTTGGTCCGTTGGTCAGACCAAGAAGACTCTACCCAGTGGACTCCTGCGGCAACGAACCAAGCAGGTAGCCTACAGTTATCTAGGGGCGCTGAGATCATAGCGGCTAAACAAGCCCGTCAGGAAGTCCTAGTATGGTCAGATTCGGCCCTGTACGCCCTTCAGTACGTTGGTGCCCCAGTAGTATGGGGAGCGCAGCTTGTCGGTGAAAACATCTCCATAGCCTCTCAGAATGCGGTAGCGTACGCCAATGGTGTGGCCTACTGGATGGGTGTGGATAAGTTCTATAAGTACGATGGTCGCACCCAACCACTACCTTGTAACCTACGCAAGTTCGTCTTTAACGACTTTAATACTGCCCAGTATCGCCAAGTGTTTGCGGGGACTGTAGAGTCATACCACGAGATCTGGTGGTTCTACTGTTCTGCTGATTCACAAACAGCCAACAAGTACGTTGTGTATAACTATCTGGATAACATTTGGTATTACGGCACAATGGATCGCACCGCATGGTTAGATTCGGGATTACGAGACTTTCCGTTGGCTGCGACTTACAATAACAATCTCGTGAATCAGGAAGAAGGCGTCGATAATAATGAGCTAGTGACCAGTGCGCCAATACACGCATACGCCACTACCGCTGAGTTCGATCTAGATGACGGACATCAATTCAACTTTATCTGGCGTGTACTTCCTGATATCACGTTTGACGGATCTACAACAGAGTCACCGAGCGCCGTTATGACGCTATTGCCTATGCAGAACTCTGGCTCTGGGTACAACTCCCCTGCTTCGGTAGGTGGGTCAAATGATGGTACGATTACGCGATCTGCTGTGTTACCTATAGAAAAGTTTACCGGGCAGCTCAATACGCGAGTTCGTGGACGGCAGATGGTGATGAAGATCGAGTCTACCGAATCGGGTGTAACATGGCAGTTAGGCTCACCTAGGTTGGATATGCGGCCTGATGGACGACGCTAATGGCTGGAGACAATACCAGATATGACGTTCCGTTCCGTGCCCCAGCACTGCCCTATGCCCCGCAGGTATACGATCAAGAGTCATTTGAGCAGTTTAATAATGTACTTCGGATATACTTTAACCAGCTAGATAACGCGCTGAGAAACGCCATGGCAGTCCAAGAACCATACGAATTACAAGTATCGAAAGGCCAGATAGCTGGGGCCAGTTCGTTGTATAAGTTTGGGTACAACCCCGACATTAACGGTACAGAAGAAACAGTTTGGTCGCAGGGTGGTAATGTAACGTGGCCTACAGCGGCCTTCACCGCGTTTATCAGCAGTTCTAGTACAGCAGATGCAAGTGGTGGTACCGGAGCTAAAACCGTAACCGTCGAGGGGTTAGACGAGAACTACGCTGCCCAGACTGTTACCGTCAGCATGAACGGCCAGACTCAGGTACAGATTGGTGATGCTTCCGGTTGGTTGCGTATCAATCGTGCGTTTGTTGCTACGGCTGGAACAGGGGGCACCGCTGCCGGTACGCTCTATATCGCTAATAGTGGCGTCACTTCTGGGGTTCCAACAGGTATTACCTACGCAAGTATTACAGATGGCAATCAAACGCAGATGGCAGTATATACCGTCCCTGCTGGGCATACGCTCTATCTCGATGATTTAATCTTCACCGCTGCCATATCACAGGCTAACAATTACGCTACGGTCAAGTTGGATACGAGAGACTTTGGGTCAAACGTATTTAGGACAAAGTTTATTAACGTGCTGCAAAGTAACGAACTAGTGATTGACTTTGAGTTTCCTTTGGCGTTGTCTGAAAAGACCGACATGGAATGCCGTGCTGTAACAAGTAACACAAATAACCAGATCGGCGCATCATTTCAGGGGGTGCTAATAGCAGACTGATATGAGCGAATACTTTGACTACAAATTTGTCCTGTACTCAGATTACGACGCTGACGGTGACGGCTACCTTAGCCCTAGCGAATACGATGCATACAAAGCTGCTGGGGGTATTGACTATGAGGGTCTCCCTAAAATTACGCAAGCAGAACTT